AGACGCTCCATCTAAGCGGTTAGTAGGGGTTAATTTATTTAAAGGTTTGGTCAATAAGGGGGGTAGTCGGCAAACGAGTGTTGCCCCTTTTTTAAAATGATAGATATGGAGTTAAGCAAAGAGGATATAGAGTTCAAGAGAAAGGTAGAGGGGATTGATTTAGAAGCACTAGACAACGCTTATAAAAAAGCATGGGGAGTAACAAACACACAACCATATTACAAAGGCAAAGACAGCCTATACAAGTTTGCAGAAGATTGGGGATTGAATGCCTATGAGTTTGACATACTTAAACGAGTAGTAAGGTGTAGACACAAAGGTGAGTTCTATATTGACTTAGAGAAAACAAAAGATTTGATAGATATTTATTTAAGAGAGTATGAGTTGGAAGGACAAGACAGTTAGAGACTTTATACGTATTCAAGAGGTAATACACCTAGAACTTAATCCAGTTAAACGCATGGCAAAGGTGCTAGAGATAGCAACTAAGCACAAGTACGATGATTTGATGCAGTTACCTATGCAGGAACTAAGAGCCTTAGCTAAAAGAGAGGAATGGGCGTTTAATGCACCTGATGGTGACAGTATGTATAGATTCAAGTTTAAGGGTAGAAGATTCGAGCCTATCGTAGATGCTACTAGAATAAAAGCAGAACAGTTTATAGACGGCACAGAACTAAGCAAGGGAACTGAATTAGAACTTATCCAAAGGTTAAATATCTTAATGGGAGTTATAACAGAAGAGACTACACCTAGATGGAAGTTCTGGAAGAAACGCCTAACAGATCAAGAGAAGTTTGCAATGGTGTTAGATATGCCTGTAGCTTATGTCTATCCTAACGTGATTTTTTTTTGCAAAGTTTGGGCGACATTATTGGAAGATATACCAACCTATTTGGAAAAGATGGCGGAGGAGTTGACAGCGACAGCGCATGGTATGCAGAAAGATATGGATGGGCAGCAACCCTAGATAATCTATGCAATGGCGACTACACTAAAAGAAATTACTACTTAGATTTAGGAGTTATAGAGTTTTTGAATATCTTAGCTCAAGAGAAAGACAAACAGAAGTTAATTAAACAACAATTAAATAAGAAGTAACATGAATGAAGATATTGAAAAAATAATCGACGAAATTAAACGCCTAAACATATTGGATATGTACGCAAATTTTGCCTGTTTCGCAGAAGATATGTTTACGTATGACTTAACACATGACAACCTCCACCATGAGTTTTCTATAATTTCTGATTCGTGGGGATGGAAAAGGAATTGGATGTTAAAGGAGATGCCCGTAAAAGATTTACTAAGCACAGAGAATATGAGATTCTTCCAACATTCTATGTGGCTTTTAGATGAGAACGGAGAAAAGTCTGAATTAACTACACGATATACACGACTACCTCCATCAGATAAAATTAAGGTGGAGATAATATCTATACCAGAAGCCGATGAATAATGGTTAAAAAGAAGTAAAGCCTTTCATATCTATAATGCCCTCGTCATTAGTTTGGCGGGGTTTTTTTATGCTGTTACAAAACGCTTATTTTATATTTATTAATAATGGGTGTAAAAGGACTAGACCAGCTTGAGCAGATAGATGCAATACTAGGGAAGGAGATAATAGAATCTTCCGAAGCTGCTATTATAGAAGTAGCGAATAAGATAATAGAGTTGCTACAATTAAACGCTCCAGACAATAGTGGTTATCTTCAACAATCAATAGGCTTAGTACAACCTATCCGTAAAGAAGAGGGTAGATATGTATTAGAGATTGAATGGGAAGAATACGGAACATACCAAGACGAAGGTGTTAGAGGTGTAGGCGGTGTTAGAAAGTCAGGAGTAAAGAAGGGTGAACCATGGGAAATAAAAGCCCCTAACTCAAGATTTAGTTATACAAACAAGATGCCACCCACAAACGTAAGTACAATAGGCGGTCAATCACTAAGGCAATACGCAGACAGTATAGGTATAAGCCCGTTTGCAGTTGCTAAATCAATTTTCCATGAGGGATTAAGAGCGACGGGATGGGCTACCAACACAATAGAATCACAACAAGCGCAAAGTATAATAGATGACTTGGCCACGTTGATAGTAAAAGAATTTGACAAGTAATGGCAATAACAATAGACCAACAAGTAACTGGAATGGCTACGGCTTATAATCCTATTGATTATGTCCTTAGTTCAACCAACACAAGTGAGACATCATTTAAGTTTATTTCAGATGTTTATGTTAACGGTGTTAAGAGACATAGATACCTTACACCAGCAGATCCTGTTTACTCTAATGGCTTTATAGATATTGCAAGTATTATAGAATCTTACCTTACCTTTGACTTTGATACATCGTTAAACGATGACAGTATTAAAGATAATCCTAACTCTATTGTAGAGGTTTACGTAGACTTTGGAGAGCAATATGATGTTAGCGGAGTGATAACAGATTTTAGCGGACTTGCTACATCACAAACTTTAGAAGTTATTAATGGATCACTAGAGTATGAAGATTACATAGGTTTTGATTATACGGAATACCTAAACGATTCAACAGCAGCCACCAAGTTCTTAACTAACGCACCAGTTAATAGAACTATACCAAGCGATATGAACGCATGGCTTTATATGTACAATGATAACAGTACAGTATATTTAGACAAAGTAAGGGTAAGAACGTACGATAGTAACGGAACTATTAACGGTTTATTTACCTTTAGTAACTCATATAGGGGTGGTGGAAGCTATACAGATAATCATGTAAGGTTTCCCGTAGGAGCTAATCTAAACAATGTAACAGGCGTTACAGTTAACAGTGGAGCTTTACCTATCCTAGATGCAGACGTAGCCTCATATGACGTGCAGACGTTTGACAATTTAATAACGGGTACAAGTGAAATAAGAACATACACAAGAGATTTAACGTGTACAGGTTTTGATAGATATACTTTACACTTCATTAACGAGCTTGGCGGGTTTGATAGCTTTGCATTTGATTTAGTTCATAAGATTAACTGGTCAAAAGAACAATCTAACTACATGACACATGGTTATACACGTTCGGAAGATGCAGTGACTAGAAACTTAACTAAACACCAAAAAAGATCATATCACACACAGACTAACAAGTCTATTAGATTAACGTCTAATTGGATAACAGAGGCGGAGAGCATTTGGCTTAGAGAGTTGTTTGATAGTCCTATAATCTACTGTGAATATCCAGATGGAACATTGGTTGCGGTCGCAGATATCGACCTCAATACTTATGAAGAAAAGCAGAACATAATAGACAAGACATTTAACCTAGAAATGACTGTTAACCTAGCTTGGAATAATTATAGACAAAGAAGATAATGGTAGAGATTTATATAGATAATACTTTGCTAGATATGCCAGAAGAGGGCGTTAACTTCCCCCTTAATTATTCTATTGCAGATATTAAGCAGCCAGATAAACGTCAACAGTCATTTAGTAAGACTATTGTACTCCCGTCTACTAAGACAAACGACAAACTATTTACTCATGCTTTTAATGTTAATAGAAGTGGTGGTTATAATGCAAACACTAAGGCAAGTTGTTTAGTTATACAAGACAGCGTAGAAGTTTTTAATGGCTATGCTAGATTGTCTAAGATAAAACAAAGCGCAGTTAGAAAGTTTAGTTATGAAGTAGTTATTTATGGTAGTTTAGCAAATCTATTTTTTGACATAGGTAAAGATAAACTAGGTAGTTTAGATTTTAGCGAATTTAACCACGAATACACTAAAACAAACCAAGAGAATAGTTGGGATACGTCAATAATTGAGAATAGTAGCGCAGTTGCCTTTGAGTATGGTAATGGCTATGTATATCCTTTAATAGATTACGGGTATTCATCTAATCAAATAGACTACAAAGTAACAGAGCTTTATCCTGCCTTATATGCTAAGGAAGTATGGGATAAGATATTTAGTACCTATGGTTACACCTACGAAAGTTCATTTATTAACTCAGCTAGATTCAAAAGGTTAATATTCCCATTTACTAGAGAGCGTTTAGAACTATCCAACAAACAGATAGAAGATAGGTTATTTCAAGCAGGTAATATAAGCAAACAAGAATTAGAGTTTACCAGTATTAGTGCAAATGCTACAATAGAGTTTAATGATGACAGTACTGGCGATAATTTTGATAATGGAGGTAACTACAATACGGGTACTTATACCTTTACCGTTCCTGATACTGGATATTATACATTTAGTGCTAGAATATTTATGGGTATTAGATTAGTTCCCGATACTACCGCATCTGTTACTTGTAATTTGCCTTCATTAGCTTGTCAATGGAGAATTAAAAAGAACGGTTCATATATTGCACTTTACGCTGCGGGAGCAAACACAAGCAACATACCTGCGTTTACTACATCTTATGAAAGTGCTAATGCAGTCCCTAATCCAGACCCTGATAATATTTGGAATTACAATTATGATCCGAATTGGGCAAACTTAGTTACACCTACGGTAATTAATCACTTATGCCAACAAGGAGATGTAATAACAATAGAGATGCAGCAATGGACCTATAATTTTGACTCATCCACTTTATTTACAGACGGTGTAACTAATTATAGTGGTAAGGCATATTTTCAAGTAAAGACGGGTTCTATATTCTACAATAAAATAAACAATATTGGATTAGTTGAAGGTGGCACAGTAGATATGAACACCATACTACCTGTTGACATTGAAATTAAAAGTTTACTTAACAGCATTATCAAGATGTTTAACTTATATGTTGAGCAAGATAACAACAATGAAAACAATTACTTTATAGAGCCCCGTAATGATTTCTATGATAACGGTGTAGAAGTTGATTTTGATAGTACAGATAAACTAGCATTTGATAGAGAGCAAGAGATTACACCAATGGGTGCTTTAGACGCAGGGCGTTACTTGTGGACCTACAAGGAAGATAAAGACTATTATAATCAGAAGTATATTGAGTCATGGGGTGAGATATACGGACAGCATTTTGAAGACGTACAGAATGACTTTGTTAAAAATGAGATTAAAACAGAAGTTATATTTAGTCCCACACCAGTAGCAGATACTGGCTTTAGTGATATGGTTATGCCTAGAATCTTTCAACAAGATAGTAACGGCAGCATTAAGCCCTATGCAAGTAACATAAGAATACTTTACTACGGTGGCCTTAGAAACATAACTGGACAATCATGGAATCACGTTGCGGCTACAACAAGTGTAACGCATTTAGACTACCCTTATTGTGGTCACTTAGACGACCCGTTTAATCCTACGTTTGATTTAAATTTTGGTGTAGTTAAGGAGGTGTATTATGATGATACATACACTACACTTAATTGGACTAATGCAAATGTCTTTAATGAGTATCATAAGCAATTTATAGATGAGATAACAAACGAGAATAGTATTCTATTTAGTGGGTATTTTAATCTTACACCAAAAGATGTATATGATTTAGACTTTAGAAATAATTACTACTTCTTACAAGCATATTGGAGGTTAAACAAAGTAATAGATTATAATGCTAATGCTAATGATTTGACAAAATGTGAATTTTTAAAGCTAAAGAATGTCAGCCCCTTTGCAGCTACAACGGGTGAAGTTATCGGCGGTGCTGATGACATTGGAGAGTATACACCCCCAAAATTAAAGACAGTTATT